AGCTGGCTGCCCTGGGCGATCCGGGCGAGCGTCTCGCGCTGGCGACTCTGCTCAGCGATGATCGTCTGCAGCTCCGCTTCAGTGAGCATGCCCATTTGTCCTGCCTCCCAGCGCGCTCTCAAGCTGCGCTCGACTCTTCGCATTGATCGACCGCGCGGCCAAGAGCGGGAGCGTGACTCCCGCGCTTGCAAGGTCCGCCGCCAGCTCGCGGTCCCAGCGATCGCCATCCCACGCGTCGATCACCGACCCGAAGCCCATCGCCAGTCGCTTCTCGATCGCCGACCGCTGGCGCGCCATGGTTCGGGTGGTGATCGCGGTCACCGACTGATCGGCGGCGCCCTGGCCGCCCGCAACCCCCTGGCCGGTGGGGTCGATGTTGAGCGGCACCGCCAGCTCGCCGGCGTCGCCACCGAACGCCGGGTAGTTCAACTTGGCCCGGGCTTCGTCGGCGGAAATGATCGGGCGGCCGGCCGCCTTCACCAGCAGGTCCACCTGCTCTTCGAACGAGCCCTCCAGCTTGCCAGCGAGGTTGAACTCGACGTAGCAGTCATCGACGTTGGCGAAGTCGTCGAAGAGCTGAAGCTCGAGGTCTTCCTCGAGCATGTCGAGCCAGGGCGCGAGCACGTCGGCGTACAACATTTTTCGGAACTCTTTCACGCTCGCGAAGGTCGCGGGCGCCCCGGGGATGCCCGCCATCGAGAGCGGCACGTGGTAGGCGGTGGCGACTTCCTCGCGGGTCAGGCGCCGCCCCTCGGCGTACTGGCTCTGCTCGGCCGAGAACGACATGTCGACGAGCTGCATCCCGTCCTCGAGGACCGGCGTCAGATCGCCCTGCGGCGCCTTCCAGGCTTGGGTGAACGACCGGTTGAACCGATCGGCCTTCTCTTCGCCCCACGTGCCCGCGTCCTTCGGCCTGGTGATGACGACCGACTTGCGGCCGGCGTGCTGCCAGTAGTTGCCCCGGTTCTCGACCGCCGCGGTGTCCTCGTCCAGGATGCGCCGCAGGGTTTCGAGCGGCGCCAGTCCCATCAGCGGGTTCTCGGGGTTGTGCAAGCGGAAGTGCAGGATCTGCTCGGGCTTCACGTCCATGGGCACGGTCGGAGAGAGCGCAACCTTGTAGTTCCGGGGGAGCAGCCCGCCCTCGGGAGTCACCGTGTGGGGCGGCACTCGCAGGAGCGCCATCTTGGTCTTGCCCGCGCCCGGAATCTTGAGCGCGTAGCTATTCCAGTAGATCCCCATGTCGGTCATGCTGCTGTGGAAGAAGCGATGGCGAGTCGTCCGGAAGTTTGGGCGGGCGAGCATTCGCGCCAGGTCGTGATCGGTCACGCGCACGCGGTCGGTGTCGCCGACCCGGCGGAACATGTGGAGCCCGAGCTGGGCGATGTTGCGAGCGATGAAGTCCACCATCGTGCGCACGTTTGGTTGCGTGCGGTAGATCGCCGCGTAGTCCATCCAGCGCTGCGAGCTGCCGACGTTGAAGCCACCCGGGCGGTCCCACGTTCCCCAGAACGCAGCGTCGGTGAGGGTGCCGGTTTCGGTTACGACCGTGGGCATTTACACCACTCCGTTCAAGACCTGGTAGTAGTCCACGTTCGTTCTCTCAATCACGACCTCGCCGTTCATCGGGATCGGCCGGTCAGATCCGCGTAAGAGCTCCACGCTCTTGAGCACCAGGAATTCGCGGTTGCGGGCCCAGAGCACCCCGCGGAATGACGTGTCGGACTTCGTGGTGACGACGACGTTTCGCCGCACGGGATAGGGGTGCAGCAAGTCTTCGAACATCAACCGCCCACCACGATCAGGTCGTGATCCTCGTAGGCTGACGTGGTGGGTACGGCCTTGGAGAACTCCGCGAGGAAGCGGGCGATGCCCGCCGCGATCGCCCAGTCGATCTTGCGCTTGGAGCCGTTCGGCTTCGACATGCGCCAGCCGCGGGGCTTCTGGTCGGCGGTCACGTTGTGGACGTGGCGCTTGAACTTGGGATCGCCGTTCTGGGCAATAACGCCCTTCAGGATCGCTTCGAAGAACGACTGCGACACCGGGATCATCCGCGCGTCGTTCTGCGGGAACTCGATCATCGCGAGCCCTTCGCCGGCGAGCGTTGACGCCTCGGTTCGGAACCGCCAGGGGTCGAACCCATACGCGGGCCCCGGTTTGATCTCGCCGTCGATCTCGCACGACGGGACCGGGAAGTCGGCGAACAGCCGGCGGCACTCGTCCATCACCAGGTTGTTGTTCATGCGCCAGTCCGCGTGCAGGCTGTGGTGCTCGGGGTACGGGTTTTCCCAAATCGTCCCGTTCAGGACGTAGCGCACCTCGGGCGGCGGCTCCTCCAGGTCCTCGGAGCACACGCTACAGACGTAGCCGTCGCCCGGGCCCTGCTCTGTGAACGTCGCCAGCTCGCCGCAGCGCGGGCAGATCGGCGGCATCTCGTGGCGCTGGGCGATCCCGAGGGCGGAGCTGTCAATGTTCTTCGCGATGTCGATTCCGACCCCGGTCGGCAGCTTTGGATCCAGATCGAGGGGCGAAAAGCACTTGTCCCAGGCGCCGTTCGGGACCCAAATCTCTTCGCCCGAAACCCACATGTTGGTGTTGTAGCGACGCACCACCGACTCGGGATCCCGCTTCACGCGGTCCCGGATGTACGACTCCAGCACCGACACGCCTAGGAGCGGGTTGGTCATCGCCCACACCTTCGGGTCGCGATAGTCGCTGTCCTCGGGCGCCTCGAGCCAGAAGCAATAGAACCCGGGGTCGTCGATCTCGCCCGCGTTGACCTTCTTGCCGTACTCGTACTTCTCGTAGCAGAGCGAGTCCTGGTCGAAGCCCGCGGTGGTGATGGCGAGGCGCATGGCGTTGAAGCGCGCGCCAGTTCCTCCCGACAGAACCGTCCACAGGTTGCGGCCGCGGGTGCCGAGCCACTCGTGCAGCTCGTCGGCCAGGAGAACCTTGATGTTCTGGCCGTCCTGGGTGCCCGCTTTCGACGCGACGTTTCGCATGCGAGCCCGGGGCAGGCTCGGGACGATGATCTCCTTGTCGTAGGGCTCGGTGAGCTGCTGCAGCGTCGGCGACTTCTCGCACATGATCTTCGCCGAGCCGTACAGGAGGTTCGCGCCCTGCTCCTCCGACGCCGCGGCCGAGATGACCAGGGCGCTCGGATCCCCGTCCGCGATCATGAAGTAGAGCCCGAGCGCGGCCATGATCGACGTCTTGATGTTCTTCTTGGCGATGCCGATCAGGACCTCGGAGTAGCGGCGCGCCTCTGGCGGAACCGACTCGAGCACCTGGGTGCAGACCGCGCACACGTAGCCGTCGTCGGGCCCGCGCTCGGTGTAGCTCGTGACCTCGCCGCAGAGGGCGCAGACCTGGGGCTGCAGCTCGAAGATCTCGTTGATGCGCGCACGCCACCAGGGGTGGACCTTGAAGGGCTGGCCGATCAGGTCGCCGTCAGGGATGACGCAGTGCTGCTCGATAAAGCGGATCACCCGACCGCCCTGGGTTCGTCGCTTCGGTGCGGCGCCCGCGGTTCGCGTCGGGGTGGCGACGCTCATGCTTGCTCCCACTTGTTTTCGTCGTCGTCGTCGTCGTCATCGGTTAGGTCGCGCGACTGGCCATCGACGATCTCGCCCTGGCTTCCTCGCTCGCTGGGCCCGCCCGCGTTGAGCTGGCGGTTCAGCTCCAGCGCGGTCAGCTTCTGCTCGCCGATCGTGATCCCGAGCCGAGCCCGCGCCATTGGCGTCAGCCCCAGCTCGGTCTCGCAGACCTTCATCACCTGCTCCCGCTGGGCCAGGTAGCTGGCCAGCGGGTTGAGCGCGATCTGCCCGGTCGAGCCCTTCACGAGCCGCGTCTTTTCGAACACTGGGAGCACCCGCTCGTACTCGTCCACCGCCCGGAAGTAGCGCTCCACCAGGTGGAGATCGATCACCGGGTCCGCGGCGCGGGCGACCTGGCTCGTCCAGAAGTCGACCCAGCGCTGGCGGGTTCGCTTGAGGAGCCGCCGCGGCGCGATGGGAATGGGTGGCGACTCAGCACGTAGCGCGACGTCGCGCGTCGTGTGGCCCTGGCGCAGCTCG